AATACGATCAAGGCGTACGACAATTTGATATTAAAAACTTTCATGATGTTCGTATGTATGGAGGCGAAGATGCTCACGATCCCGAAAACAAAATGACCAAATTCCACCAGGCTATTGACTGGGTGTTTGGAATGCCTTTCCGTAATCTCAAATAATAACTTTAAAATTTACAATTATGTCAAGAAGAAGAAGAAGAAAAAGCCGTCGCCGTATTCGTTCTATTATGTCCCGTCGTGGTGGCTTCAGATTATAATGGCACAGTGTTTAAATCCTATACGATTAAAAACTCCTGATAAGCCAAAACCCTTCAGAGATGTACCGTGTGGCAAGTGTGCTGCTTGTATGCAAAGAAAGCGTTCTGAGTGGTCAGTCAGATTACAAAACGAATTACAGTATGCTACATCAGCAGCCTTTATTACACTAACCTACTCCGATGAGTACTTCCAGGAACAACATCCTTTAGGTTCATTCATTGGCGATCTGTATGCTCACTTATTCCCTGAAGATGGAAGCGAAATGCTGCAAATAAAGGAGTTTGACGACTATCTTAAAGATCGTACAAGTGTCAAGAAAAAGGAACTCCAGGACTTTATGAAACGTTTTCGCTTTCATGATAAAAGCCCAAATATACGCTATTATGGTGTTGGTGAATATGGCGAAAAGTCCCTCAGGCCTCATTATCATATATTACTATTTAATTTCAATCGTCAGAATCTGGAAAGCAATTTGCTAAAATCCTGGTCTTATGGTTTATTTGATATCGGTGATGTGACAGAGGCCTCTATACACTATGTATCAGGATATGTAATGACTAAACAGTTTAGCCCTAATGATGATTGGTGCGAGCGATCTTTCGCTCTTATGTCAAGACGACCAGGCATTGGATATGCCCACCTGGAAAAAATAGCAGAAAACTACACAGAAAACCCCCGATCATTTATGACTCTTAAAGGAGGTTACAAAGTTGGTTTACCTCGCTATTATAAAGACAAACTATATACAGATGAGGCCAAACTTGCGATTCAACATGAAATTAATTCAACGGTTAAGCCCGTTGATTATAAGACGTATAAACGTCAGGTTGAAAACAACAATACAGTATTAAATAACTTCTCTAAAAACAAAAAAATATGAGCGTATCATTTTCACAAATAGAGGATACAAAAATTCCTCGCGCACGGTTTGATCTTTCGCATGAAGTCAAAACCACACTTAACCAGGGCGAACTCGTTCCCTTTTATGCTTCCGAAGTATTACCAGGTGACAAATTCAAATTATCCGCAGAGGTCTTTATGCGTTTAATGCCTCTTCGCTCTCCTGCTATGCAGCGTATGGATGTATATACACACTTTTGGTTTGTTCCCAATCGCTTAGTATGGGACAATTGGCAAGAGTTTATCACTCTCGGCCCGGATGGCCTTTCTGCTCCGGTACATCCTTTTTTAACCATGACTGATCTATATCTAAGCAATTTCCTCGGTGTTGGAACAATTGCAGATTACTTTGGAATTCCTACTGCTGATGTAGAAACTAAAATCAATGCACTCCCTTTCAGAGCTTACCAAACGATATACAATGAGTTTTACAGAGATCAGAACTTATGCCCTGAAATACCATTTGATAAAGATGATGGAAGTGCTGATGCTGATCTTCACGCTTTATGTACAATTCGCAAACGTGCCTGGCGACACGATTATTTTACATCATGTCTCCCATTTGCTCAAAAAGGTGCTCCCGTTTCTCTACCCCTTGGCACTTCTGCACCCGTGGTATATCATAATCCTGACTTTAATAAAGCATCAAAATTTCGTGATTCTCAAGGTGAACCATCTTCCTGGGCTGAAAATGACACTCTTTTTTTAGGTCAATCAACTGGCACTGGTGGTCAACTGAAATTAGATGATAGCGGTAGTACATGGCTCAATTATGACCCTAATGGTACATTACAGGTCGATCTCTCAAATGCTACTGCTGCAACTGTGGCCGATCTCCGTCAGGCATTCCAATTACAGAGATTTCTCGAACGTAATGCCCGTGGTGGTTCTCGCTACATTGAAGCTCTTTATCATCAATTCAAAGTAATATCTTCAGATGCTCGCTTACAACGACCTGAATACCTTGGCGGTGGTAAATCCCCCGTTGTTATATCCGAAGTACTACAAACGTCTGAAACTACAGAAAACAATGCTCTCGGAACTCTTGGTGGTCGTGGTGTATCTGTTGGCAATTCAAACAACTTTAAACGCTATTTCGAGGAACACGGCTGGATTATTGGTATTATGTCCATCATGCCCAAATCTTCATATATGCAAGGTCTACATCGTCAGTTCTCACGCTTTGAGGCTCTCGACTATGCATTCCCCGTATTTGCCCATCTTGGCGAACAAGAGGTACTACTCAAAGAAATATATCTGAGCGATAATGTCATCGATAATGAGGATGTATTCGGTTACCAGGAACGTTATGCAGAGTACAGATTCAAACCCGATGTTATTACGGGTGAGTTTAAAACAACCCTTGATTTTTGGCACCAGGGTCGAATATTCTCCGCTCCTCCTGCATTAAATCAAAACTTTATAGAATGTTCTCCACGTTATGACATATTCAGTGTAACAGACGAAACAGAACATCACTTTATCAGTCAAATTTATATAAATTGTCAGGCAATCCGACCATTACCACGGTTCGGCACTCCTGGCCTAATTGATCACAACTAATGATACGACCAAATAGACATGACAACCAAAGATACCAGGAAAAAACTATCGGTAAATCTTTAACAGAACCAAATCAAGTTATTCCTATTAAAGTAATGCTTCAAAAGCATTTAAATGGTATCATGAATAACGGCACAAAAGGTCAAGGCGATGAAGTCCTGGATGAGGACTTGGATAGCCCTTACCCTTTCAGAAATGACCTGGACTTTGTAGATATCCAGGAACTCAAAGAAGTACAAAAGGAAGTCCAGGCTAAAGCCTTGGAACAACTTAAGGCTGAAAAACAAGAGGCAGCCCGCAAGGCTGCCGAATCGAAAGAAAAGGAAGAGATTGAACTCTTCCGTAAACTAAAAGAAAAATTCAAAGATGAATAATAAAAAGGGGCTACCGCCCCTTTTTTCATATTCAGCCAGATGAGGTTAAGACTTATCCTCGGAACTCGGAATTATCCCCGTGGCGTCGGGGCCGATCCCTCGAGCCCTGCGACGCATAAGCGGGAGATAAACCGAGTTATCGGGAGATAAGTCGATTCATCTGCATTCCCTTAAACATCCCGTCTTTATAGTGACGTTTCAACTCGTCCGCTATGACGACAAAGGAGGTACGACTGCGAAGGATAGCAGCGGACGAAAGAAACGAACTAAGACGGGATGTAAGGGGAAAAAAGAATAATAAAACTTAATTTTATTATTCAAACATATAAAAAAACATAAATATAAACATATACATAAATACTTGTATATCAGCCCCTCAAGGCTCTGAGGGGCATTTGGGGAGTTCGCAAAACATTAGCACTACAATCTTGATATATTAGTGCTAATTGACAGCAAATAAAAAAAAATATATATTTGCAAAATCTGAGAATATTCTCAGTCAACTAAAAACAGTTAAAAATATGAATGAAAATCTTTCAATCATGCCCGCAATCATGCACGGCAAACGGGTTACCTTCATTTTCCTCGAGGAGGAAATGCAAACGAAAACCCTCACACTGGATGGCCATTACCCACTACATGAGTTCGATGATTCCAAAATCGCAGCTCTTGAAGAAGCGTGTAGACAAAACGGTCAAGTAGTAACTGCTCAAGATCCTGGATAATTATGGATCCCGCTACTGCTGCTCTAATTGTTGGTGGCACACAAGCTGCCTCAAGTATTGGCACTGGCCTTGGTAATGTTCTATTGTACAAAAAACAAAGATCAGACAATCGCCAGGATGCTACTACTGCTTACCAGCGTTCAATTGATATGTGGAACATGAACAATGCTTACAATGATCCGTCCGCTCAAATGGAAAGATTAAAACAAGCAGGACTCAATCCGAACATGGTCTATGGCGGTGGCGCTACGACAACTGCCTCCGCTCCCTCTGCTCCGCAAGCTTCATCGGCTACTCCTCAACGTTTCCAGGGCGTTGACGCTCTTCCCGCCCTATCGATGTACATGGATGTAAAAATGAAACAAGCGCAAGCCGATCTTATCGAGGAACAAAAAAACAATGTTATTCAGCGCACAGCAAATGAGCGTACTGATAATTTACTAAAAACCCTCGATCTCGATTACTTTGGTACTCGCAACAGGCGATCAGCTTATGAGCTAACTAACCTGGAAAAATACCAGGGCACTGCTATGGAATTAGCTAACGAAAGACAACGACTGCAAAACAATCTCTTTGTGCAAGCTTATATCAATAATGATAAAAACATGGAACTGTTAATGAAGCGTTACAACCTTTCAGAGGCTGAATTTAAGGAACGTGTAAGACAATTCAACATTAACGCTGCCCGTGCTGACAAAAAGCTCGGCTTCGATATGGGAGCTTTTGAACGTCAGATGCAAAACTGGCAAACCCAATACGATCAAGGCGTACGACAATTTGATATTAAAAACTTTCATGATGTTCGTATGTATGGAGGCGAAGATGCTCACGATCCCGAAAACAAAATGACCAAATTCCACCAGGCTATTGACTG